AGGCACAGCTTCTCCATTTAGAGGAATAACTCCACCTAATACTACAGCAACAACTCATGCAAACGGAGCAAAAGTTTTTGGATCATATTTAGCAACAGCAATTGCAACTACTGTAGAAGTTGGTCCTACATTACCAAACGGAACACAAGCAACAGAACAACAATTTAATTCTATAACAGTGCCTTTAGTATCTAACGCTACAAGCACAGCAACAGGAGGCGGTTTTCAGTGTACAATTGGACCCGTAAATGATAGAAGTTAATTATGGCTGGTTATACATATTCAGAATTAACAGATGATATTAGAAACTACACAGAAGTAGATGCTAACGTGTTTACTGCTGCTGTTATAAATAGATTTTTAGAAAACGCAGAACATAGAATTAATTTAGATTGTCCTATGGATTCTGACAGAATTCAAGCACAAGCACAGTTTGCACAAAATTTTAATAGTATTACAGTTCCAACAAAAACTTTATTTGTTAGAGGGGTTCAAGTATTTAATTCAACAACGGCAGTAACAGACCAAGGATTTTGGTTAGAAAGAAGAGATCAAACTTTTATTACTGAATATGTAGGAGAAGCAACAGGTCCTTCTGGAGGTTCTACAGGACAAAATGTTAAAGGTTTACCTAAATACTATTCTATGTTTGGTGGTGCCACAACAGGTGCTAATACCGCTACATCAGGTGCAATTAATGTAGCTCCTACACCAGATCAAAATTATCAATATATTATTCATTATAATGCTATGCCGGGTGGTTTAGAAGATAATACCGGTGGAACTTACATAAGTAATTACTTTCCACAAGGATTATTATATGCATGTTTAGTAGAGGCATTTATGTTTTTAAAAGGTCCAACAGATATGTTGACACTATATGAAAATAGATATAAAACAGAACTACAAAAGTTTGCAGCGATGCAAATTGGAAGAAGAAGACGAGACGATTACACGGATGGAACAATAAGAATACCAATCGAGTCAGCGCCTCAGTAATTAGGAGAAAATATTATGGCAATAACATCGGCAGTATGTAACAGTTTTAAAGCAGAAGTTTTACAAGCTTTACATAATTTTACAGCGTCATCTGGAAACACATTTAAAATAGCTTTATACACAAGTAGTGCTACTTTAAATAAATCAACTACAGCTTACAGTTCAACAAATGAAATATCTAATACATCGGGTTCAGCTTATTCTGCGGGTGGTGCCACACTTACAAGTGTAACTCCGGCTTTATCAACTGATACTGCATGTTGTGATTTTGCAGACGTTAGTTTTACTTCTGCTTCATTTACAGCGAACGGTTGTTTAATCTACAATGATACAAACGCTGATAGAGCAGTTTGTGCAATCGCATTCGGTGGAGATAAAACTGTATCATCTGGAACTTTCACAATTCAATTTCCAACAGCAGACGCATCTAACGCAATACTTCGTATAGCATAAGGAGTAACTCCTTATGGCTAACACTTGGAGTACAGGCGTCTGGGGGCAAAACGAATGGGGTGATCAAGGTCCCATTGTATTTCCAATACCGGCACCTCCCGTTGCAACTTCAAGCGTAGGAAGTGTTGTAGCTGCACCAAGTATTACTGTTTCGCTAACAGGACTTCCCATTACATCTTCAGTAGGTTCTCCAAATCTTGATTTAACTTCTTTTGTATCTTTAACAGCTCCCTCTCAATTAACGACTGCTATTGGTTCTGTAACAGCAGCTAATACAGATGGTTGGGGTAGACAAACATGGGGTAACTCTGGTTGGGGTGTAGAATATTCTGTTGAACCAACTGGTTTGGGTATGACTTCTAGTGTTGGAAGTGTTGTAGCCGCGCAATTTATTATTGCAGAATTAACAGGAGTAAGTGCTACATCTTCATTAGGATCACCAATTACTGATTTAAATACTATTGCAGCAACAACAGGATTGCAAGCAACAACAGAACTTGGAAGTTTTGATAATGCAGGTACATTAGTTGGTTGGGGTAGAAATGGTTGGGGTGAAGAGCCTTATGGAGATTCATTTAATAAATTAGAACAACCAGCAGGAATAAGTGCAACATCTAGTGTTGGTTCTTTAGGTTTTGATTTAACATCTGTAATATCTCTAACAGGGGTGAATGCTACATCTAGTGTTGGTTCTTTAGGTTTTGTTATAGATTCTACGCCTGTTATAACAGGTGTTAGTACAACTTCTTCAGTAGGAAGTATTTCTCCAGCTGATGTTATGGGACTTACTGGGGTAAGTGCAACATCTAGTGTTGGAAGTATTTCTCCAGCTGATGTTATGGGATTAACAGGACTATCAACAACATCAAGTGTTGGAGAAATAGAAATAGTTGAAAAATTAATACTTACACCAACAGGACAATCTGTAACTTCTAGTGTTGGATCTATTATCCCTGCAATAGGAGTTTCACTAACAGGAGTGTCATCAACTGCAAGTACAGGAACTATTTCTCCTCCAGGAATGGCTTTAGGATTAACTGGTTTAGAACTTGAAGCAACTGTCAATAGCACAGGAATAGCTTTCCCAGGTACTTATGAAAAATTAACACCTAAAACTAGTACAGGATATACAACTAAAACACCTAAAACTAGTACAGGATATACAATAAAAACCCCTGCATAATTATGTTTGACTTAAAACTAAATAAACAATATAAATAACAAAAATAAGGAATATAAATAATGGCATCAAGTTATTCATCAGATCTTAAACTAGAACTTATGGCTACCGGTGAAAACGCTGGTACATGGGGCACAAAAACAAACAATAATTTAAATCTTGTTCAACAAGGTGTTGCAGGTTATCAGGAAATAGATGTAGCATCTGGAGATGTTACTCTTGTTATGACTGACGGAACAATTTCAAATGCAAGAAATATGACCTTAAAGTTTACTGGAACTCTAGCTGCAAACAGAACAGTAAATTTTCCAGCAAGTATAGAAAAAATTTTTAATGTAATAGATGGAACTAATCACGCAGGATATACTTTAACTTTTAAAGTTACAAGTGCTTCAGGTTTCTTATTATGTGAAGGTAATAATTACATCTGCCACTCAGATGGATCTAACATGATTAAAGATCATGAAACTAGAAATTGGAGAACTATAACTGCAGCAGAAACAATTCAAGCAGGCGCTCAACTTTTTGTAGACACAAATGGTGGAGCAGTTACAGTTACACTTCCAGCCTCACCATCTAATGGTGATACAGTAAATTTTGTAGACTCAAGATATACATTTGATTCTAACGCATTGACTGTTGGAAGAAACAGTTCTAAAATAGCAAACACAAGTGCCGACTTAGTAGTTAATACTGAGGGTGCAGCGTTTGGATTAGTTTATTCTGGTTCAAATGTAGGATGGACATACACGGAGAAATAATATTATGGCAAATTACGAAGCAACTAAATATAATTTTAATGGATCAGATCTTACTGGTATAGAGGGAATTCCTACGGCAACTATTGTTCCATGGTCTTCTGCATCAGTGCCAACTGGTTTTTTAGAATGTGATGGTTCAAACGTTTCAAGAACTACTTATTCTGCATTATTTGCAATCGTAGGTACAACTTATGGATCTGGAGATGGCTCCTCTACTTTTGGTCTTCCAAACCTAGCTGACAACGTACCAGTTGGAAAATCTAATAACAAATCTTTGGCATCAACAGGTGGAGCAAATACAGTTAACATAGGGTTTACTCCCGCTGGTAACATTTCAGGATCAACAGCGAATGCATCGTTATCAACAGCACAACTTGCTTCTCACAGTCACCCAATTACTACTACATCACCTAACCCAAATAGTGTCACTAACATTCAAAAAGGTTTTAATTCAAATGCCGGTACAGCTGGTACAGGTAGTGCTGGTTCTGGTTCTGGACACTCTCACAACATGAGTGCAAATTTTTCAGGTAGTGCTGGAAGCGGTAACGGTTCAGTATTACAACCTTATTTAACACTTATTTATATTATTAAAACATAGGAAAAATTATGGCAACAAACGCAAACTGGACAATTATATTTGAAGATAAAAAGATTATTAAACAATCTGGAGATGCTGCTGGAACTTCATATAATATTGAAGACAATGATTTTTGGAATGATTCTAAATTTTCAAATATTTGGGCTATTCAACATGGTACTTCTAATACTTCTGATGAAGTAGAACACAGAGATGAAACTCCTCATTGTAGCTATGAAGACGCAAACTTAGGAGACATAAGTCAATTTAGTGATAGATGGGATGCTGCTCATTTAGCTCAATTACAAGCTGATTGGGATCTTGATAACTTATGGAAGACTGAAGCTGATGGTAGTAAAACTCTTGATGAAACTCCAGAAGAAAAAATAGTCAGATTAGGTGCTAGACCTACGTCCTATTCTTCATAATCAGTTATAAATAAACTAGCAGTATATCTTTTTAGATTAGGAATATTACTTGCATGATTAGAGTGAACCCAATTTGAAGGAAATAAAATTGCTCTATTTGGTTTAAAACCTACATGCATATCTAATCTATAGTTTTTTAAAGATCCATCATAAAATACAGTTCCATTAGTAACTGCTATAGGTCCATATAACATTATCAAAATATTTATTTTAAAAGGATCGGTATGTGGTTTAAAGTGATCTAAATTTCTTAAATCAATTCCACTATCATTATCTAATTTTTTTATTTTTATTTTAAATTTATTTTCTGCTTGTTTAACAAAAGTTTTTTTTAATTTAAGATCATTGTTTAATATAAATCTATCACCATAATAATTTTCTTTTGTTTTTTCTTTATCCATCCATCTAGGAGTGTAATATATATTAGTAACTATATGGTTTTGAATTTTTTTTAAAACGTTTTTACTAAAAAAATCATCTAGTATTTTTATCATTATCTTAAATTCATCCAAGAAGTTAAGATATATTTTTTACCAGAAAGAGGGGGATTACCTCTATGTAAATATGGAAAAGCAGAAGGCCATATAACTATTCTACCTTTTTTTGGTTGTACTCTTTTAGAAAAATGTAAAAATTCTGTTTCACCACCTTCATCAATATCATTTAAATAAATAGAAAATACAAAAGCTCTGCGTTCATTATCATAACCTTTACCATGTTCTATGTGCCAAACATGATAACCCTCTGTAGGTAAAGTTTTTTGTATTTTTAAATCAGTAAAATAAAAAGGACCTTGGTCATAAGCATCACTAGCGCCTGTGTTTTTAACATAGTGATTCCAAGCTAAATCAAAATTTACCATCATAGATTTTAAAGATTCCCACCACACCCTTAAATTATTAGCCGATGCAAAAAACTGTTGATCTTGTTTCCTTAATATAGAAGCATTTTCTCCACCTATTCTATTAATAGTGTTATTAAATTCATTTTGCTCTTCATATAATTGAATAGCTTTATTACATTCTTCTTCGGTTATGTAGTTATCGTACACACCTATAAAATTTGTTATATTAACTGTTTTATCTTTCATTTACTTTTCCTTTACTTTATAAACATTTGTATTGATATTCTTGGTATAATTGGACTTAACACAGGATTAACCTTATGTTCAAGTGGAGATTTTATTATTACTAAAGAATTACCTACTATAGGTATATAACCATGACCATTTCCTGAGTTAAACATTAATTCTCCACCAAACTGAGTATTCCATTTGTTGTTAATATAATATGTTGCTCCGTATGTCCAACCACCATCATTATGCCAATTAATACCTGCTCCTTTTTCCATGTAATGAATATTACTAGTAATGCTTTTAAAATCTTTTAATTGATAAAATTTATTATGATGGGTTAGAGTTTTTAATTTTTCAAATGGTGGGTAATTTTGTACACCTACTCTTTTTGGAGGAACTATATTATTTATTAATTCTTCTGCCCATATACCTTTAGATGTATGTAAATTAATAGTTCTACGTTCTTTAAATATAGAATTATGAATTCCTTTATAAGTAGAATAATCTAAAAAATTTTGAATATAGTAAAGTTTATCTGGTATTGAATATATTAATTGCATGATTGTAAAAAACAATTGATTGAATATCTAGTGCCTTTTGTTACAGGTTCAGTTCCATGAATCCATATAGGTTCAGCTGGAAACAACATAGCATCTCCAGTTTTAAAAGATTCTTTTATTTGTCCATCAAAAAATCTAAATTCTCCACCTTCATAGTTTTCATTTAAATTTAAAGTACAAGAAGATCTATGTGTATTGTAGACGTCAGTATGATCTTTAATAAATTGTCCTTTTTCGTATTTTAAAATTCTAATATTATTAGAACATTTTATTGTAAGACTGTTAAAGTCAGGACATATTTTTTTAGATTTAATATAAAGCACATAGTTAGTAATCATTATATTAATATAATTTTTAGCTATTCCTAAAGCATACAATATATCTTCGTTTGGGTTATCTATTCTAGATAAATTTAAACAACTAAAATTATCTGCTTCAATAATTTTAGTTTTATATTTATAACTTTTTTCTGAATCAGTTAAGTCTGGATATTTTTCAAATATTTCTATTACTTTTTTACAAATATTTTTAGGAACTAATCCATTGATTCTATATCTTAAATCTGATATTTTGTGGTTATAGTTCATTAAATTGTATCTTTCATTTTCTTTATTTTTAATATATAACATAATTATAAATTTATAAAAGTCTTATTTTTACAATGTCTTCATTTGATATTACCGAATTAATCTTACATAAACCTAATTTTTTGTCTAAAGAACAATGTGATTTTTTAATAGAGTTTTATGAAAAAAATAAAAAACAAAAAACTAGAGAAAGTTGTGCTCACGCAGAAACTTTAATTGATACAGAATCTACTTTTGATGTAATAGATATTCCTTTTAAAACAGAAGCAAATCAATTGGTTTCTTCATCTATAGAAAAAATGATAAATTTATGGCAAGATTACACAGATCAATTTAAAATGTTTCATAAGGGAAAGAGAGCAACTATGTTGTATTCTCATAAATTAAGATTAATGAAATATAAAAAAAATGCTAAGATACATCCTCATACTGATCATAACACACATATTTATGGATCTTGTACTTTTAATTTAAACGAAGAATATGAAGGGGGAGAATTTGTATTTTTTAGGGGAAAGAAAAAAATAAAATTAAAAAGAGGAGATGCTTTAATATTTCCTTCAGATTATTTTTGGGTTCATGAAGTTAAACCAATAACAAAAGGTGTAAGATATAGCACAAATTGTTTTTTACAAGATTTACCAACTTCTTTAATTGACCATATGAAAAGTTTAGAACTAGCTCTAAAAAATAATTATAGATTTAATCCTAAAGATGGCATAAAATATAATATAAAAATCTAAAACGAATCTTTCATTCTTTATATATTTAATATATAAGATAAATCAGTTATTTTAAAGGTTTTTTATGTTACAAAAATTAGGATTTTTACCAGGTTTCAATAAACAAGTTACACCAACAGGTGCTGAATCACAATGGACCGGCGGTGAAAATGTACGTTTTAGATACGGCACGCCAGAGAAAATAGGTGGTTGGTCTCAATTAGGAGACAGTAAATTGACAGGTGCAGCAAGAGGTTTGCATCAAATGGTTAATAAAACAGGTATTAAATTTTCTGTTATAGGAACTAACAGAATTTTATATGTATATTCTGGAGGAGTGTACTATGATATACATCCTTTAACTAATCCATCGGGAACAGCTATTACTAGTGCATTTAGCACAACTAATGGATCACCTATAGTAACACTTACATTTTCTGGTGCACATAATTTTCAAACAGGAGATATCATTTTGTTTGGAGATGCTACCACATTTAGTGCTATTACAAATTCTAATTTTGGTTCGGCAGATTTTGCTGATAAAAAATTTATGGTAAGTAGCGTACCATCAACCACTACTCTTACAATTACAATGCCATCAAATGAAACTGGATCGGGTGCAACTACCTCGGGTGGTATAACTTATTTTCAATATTATCACGTAGGACCCGCCGATCAAATTGGAGTTTTTGGTTATGGTATATCTCAATGGGGTGGAACTGTTTCAGCCCCACAAACTACAACATTAAACGGATCACTAAGTGCTAATGCATTTGGTACAGGTGGATCCGGAACAGATATTACGTTAACTAGTACAACAGGTTTTCCAACTACTGGTACAAATTTTATTCGAGTTGGAACAGAAGACATTTCTTACACGGGTGTAGCAGGAAATAATTTAACTGGTATTACTAGAAATGTTAACGGAACTACAAACGCTTCTCATTCTAGTGGAGATACAGTTACAAACATTAGTAGTTTTTCAGGATGGGGTCAAGCAGCTGCTACTACTGATTCTGTTGCAGAACCGGGACTATGGGCGTTAGATAATTTAGGAAGTACACTTATTGCTTTAATTTTTAATGGTGAATGTTTTCAATGGGATTCTGATTTAAACAATGCTGTAACAACACGAGCTACAATTATATCAGGTGCGCCAACAGCTTCACGTGATATGATAGTATCTACTCCCGATCGTCACTTAGTGTTTTTTGGAACAGAAACAACTATTGGTGATAAATCAACTCAAGATGATATGTTTATAAGATTTTCTTCTCAAGAAGATATTACAGATTACACACCTACAGCTGAGAATAGTGCTGGTACACAAAGACTGGCCGCCGGATCACGGATCATGGGAGCTGAACTTGGTAGAAATGCAATTTATGTTTGGAGTGACACTGCTTTATTTACTATGCGTTTTGTTGGAACTCCTTTTACATTTGCTTTTGAACAAGCTGGTACTAACTGTGGATTGATAGGAATGAATGCAGCTGTTGAAGTTGATGGCGCTGCATATTGGATGTCCGACAATGGATTTTTTAGGTACACAGGTAAACTAGAATCAATGGATTGTTTGGTAGAAGATTATGTTTATGACAATCTTAACACTACATCTAATCAATTTGTATACGCTGGAATTAATAATTTGTTTGGTGAAGTTACTTGGTTCTATCCAGAAGCCGACTCTAATGTAAACACTCAATCAGTTACATATAGTTATCTAGATTCTACCGCTAAAAGACCTATATGGTTTGTTAATGCAAGTCCTTTATTTATTAGAACTACATGGCAAGATTCTGCTGTATTTGGTTTACCTCATGCAACACAATATGATGCAGGCACAGATACTTCTTTTGACGTAACAGGAAACACAGAAGGAGTTTCATATTACTACGAACATGAAACAGGTGTCAATCAAGTAAGATCAGGAGTTACTACAGCTATACCGGCTAACATTACTTCTGGAGATTATGATATTACACAAAAAGTTGTAAGAGGAGCAGCAACTAATTTAGGTGACCTTAGAGGTGATGGTGAAAATATTATGAGAGTCAGTAGAATTATACCAGATTTTATAGCACAACAAGGAAACGCTATTGTACAATTAGATTTAAGAAATTATCCAAACGATGCAGCTGCAAGCTCATCGTTGGGTCCGTTTACAGTATCTTCTACAACAGATAAAGTAGACACACGTGCTAGAGGTAGAGCTATAGCTCTTACAATATCTAATACGGCAGTAGATACCAGTTGGAAACTAGGAACCTTTAGGTTAGATATACAAACTGGAGGAAGACGATAATGTCAATTACAAGATTACAACAAGCTAGACAGATGTATGCAATGGGCCAAAGAGTTAGGTTTAGAGGTGGTGGAATGGATATGGGTAATGAATCCAACCAAGCACAAAGTGCTTCTATGGGAAATAGTACTTCTAGTAATTCTTCTAATGATAATAGTAATGATAATAGTAATGACGGACCTAGAGGTCCTCAGGAACTAGGTACTTCAACTAGAACAGTTGATAGAATCACAGCGCCAGAAGCTTATGAAATGATTGGTGGTAAAAAATTTGATGTAACACCAGACACAAGGGATGACAGAAAAAGAGCAAGGGTTAAACAATCAATACTAGACGCACCTATTCCAAATATAACAGATAAAGGTATAAGTTTTTTTAAAGACGGAAATTTATTAACTAATTCTTTTATGCCTGGTAATAATCCTTTGAGTAAACCAAAATTTAACATGGGAAATTTATTACTTAATGTAGGTATGTTTGCAATTAATCCTGCTTTGTATGGAAAATACAGACAAGCAAAATCTTTATACACAGGAGCAAAATACGCAACAAATCTTCTTTCGGATATTACAGGAAAAAATGTCAGTAAACCATTCGATGTTGTAGAAGATTTAACTAAAAACATAAGTCTTAAAGATAAAAATGTTATAGAGTTTTTTAAAGATTCTTTAACAAGTAATTTAACTTCTAAACCTAAACGTAAACCTGTTATTAATACAAATACAAGCAATGATGGAGATGGAATAAATTCACTAGAAAATGCAAATGCATTGCAAGATGAATACACAATGTTATTGCAAAAATTACAAACAGGAAATATTACTGATACAGAACGAACAAGATATACTATGTTAAAAAATATGTTAGGAATATAATGGCTAAGATAGTACAATCATTAACTAGAGCAAGTTCAGAATATGAGGAAGATGTGGCACAGTCTTTAGTTAGAGATTTAGATGCAGTTCTTGAGAAACTTAACACAACATTTCAGGAAGAATTAAAACAGGAGATAGAAGCTAGAAGCTTCTTTTTAGATTAATGGCAGTAGTAAACCAGTATAAATTTGTAGGTATAGATAACAGTACAAGTGGTGCCGCTCTGACACCTTTGGGTGCTAGTATTCCTGCAGTCAATGAAACTATTGTTATTAAATCTATACTTGTTACAGCAGCTGGCACACCTACGGTGACTGTTACAAACAACAGTATTACAGCTATTAAATCAGCAGCATTAACAGCAAATGTTACAACAGAATTATTAACTCAACCGCTAATAGTAGAGGGTGGTAAAGCCTTTACAGTGCAATCAAGCAGCTCAGATTCGTTTGATGTAGCTATTAGCTATCTAAATATTAAGAAAGAGGTAACAACATAATGAAAGTATATGATGCTAAAGTAGAAGAAACTTACAGACACAAGGAAACTGGAGAGATTTTTAAGACAAGAAAAGACTGGGAAGCTAAGGGTTATAAGAATGAAGACATGGCACAAGATGTAAAAGTTATCATGCCAACTCTTGATTTAGTAGGAAAAACAAAGTAAACTAACAAAACCATGGGAATAGAAGATATACAAATTTCAGAAGAACTAGAGACTAACGCACCATCTATAAAGTATAGTGGTAATGAAGGTCCTAAATCTCCTCAACAAATGCAAGAAATGATGGTGGCTCAACTAGAAGAAGAGTACTCTAAGTATCTTGACGACATGATGGAACAAGGATTAGATCCTATGTCCTTTGAAGAATTTTTACAACAAGCTCTAACTGAAGGTGACATGGCTGGTGGCAATCCATTACCAAACGATCCTACAAAACCAGTTAATCCTTTTGCACCTAAACCTACAGGACCAACTTTACCTAACAGACAGATGGCAGCGTATGGTGGTATCATGGGTCTAGATGGTAGAAAACAATATGGTATAGGATCATGGTTCCAGGAAAACATTATGGACCCAATTAAAGGAAGTAAATTAGGAAAAGCAGCTACTGTTGCTGCAGCTACATATTTAGGAAATAAATATCTTCCTAAAAAATATGGTGGAGGAAAACTAGATGATTTTTTTAAAGTTATTGGCGATACTGTTTCAACAGGAACAGAAAAAGTAACCGATCTTTTAGGAAAAAAAGTAGATAAAGATGATCCAGATTCTAAAACCTATGGTGGAACAATTTTAAGTGCAATAGGTAAAAACATTATACCAATAGCAGGTGGTCTTACAGCAGGATTGTTTACTAAGAATTCAGAATCTAACACACCAGGTTTACCTAATGACAACACAGCATTACAACTAGCAGACCTTAAAAAATCTGCAAACTTACTAGATCAGAAACAAGGACTAGCAGCAGGGTTAAATTTTTTACCAACAGTTGCATCAAGAAAATATTCACCAGAAGAAATGGCAGTTACATATGCAAACGCAGCTAACGGTGGGAGAATAGGATATCAAAATGCAGGTCCTGTTCTTGATGAACAAACAACACAAATGATTTTAGATATGCATGGAAGAGGTATGGATATAGATACTATTCAAACTATAACTCAACAAGACCCTA